ACTTCAGACAATAAAAGAGGAGACTGCGAGAGCTCAGGAAGCAATTACCCAAAAAGGAGTTCAAGTTGGTGAAGAAACTCTTAGAATTAGTCCTACTGGAAAACAAGAAAAATTGTTTGTTTCTGGACAAGGGAAGGAATTTTGGGCTGAGATTTATGCTCCTGAAGTGAAAGAGACAACACAACCCGTTATTAGAGAGAGACCGCCAGAAGAGGAAACTCCTGACGCTTTTCGGGCAATGACAGGAGCTGGAGGAACTACTGCCTTGTTTCAGCAGTTTAGTCAGCAACTTCAAGAAATTTCCAAACAGAGACAGCAACTAATGGAGCAACAGCAGAAATGGTATGAGAAATTGGTTAAAAGAGAACCCAAACCAATGGAGGAAGTTTTAGAAGAGCAATTTGGTAAATGGGCAATTCCTGAAACCTTCCAGCAATTACAACAGATTACTCAACTAACTTTACCCTTACAGCAACAATTGGCTGACTTACAAACCCAAGAGACAGCAGAAATAGAGAGAATTGAAAAACAAGCTATTCCTCAACCTGTAATAGACCAGCAAATAACTGCTACCAGAAACAAATATGCCAAATTGAGAGCTCCGATTGCCACTCAATTGCAAGCTTACGCTGCTCAAATGGAAGCTTTACAAGGCAATCTGACAACCGCTCGTCAATTTGCCCAAATGGCTGTAAATGCTGCAACTTACGATGAAGAACAACAGTACAACCGATTGAGAGATCTTATTCAAATGAACCAAACCTTCATTGACAGCTTGACTTCTGACCAACGATTTATACTTACTCAAGCTTTAGCTGAGGCAAGAAACCAACTTCAACTTACGAGACAAGATAAGTTATTTGTAATGAATTTAATGATTGACCCTGATACCGCTCCCGCTTTTCAAGGAATTGATATTAACACTTTAACTGCTGAAGATGCTGCCCAAATTGCTCAGGAGTATTTAGCGGAGAGACCAGCCGAGGTGGGAGAATTGACTGATGCTGATAGAATTAATCAAATAACTAGTTTCATTAACTCAAGAAGAGGGCGAGATGGATTGATTTCTGCAGAAACTTATATTGAAGCTCAACGACAATGGATAGGACTAGGAGGAACAGTAACTGATTTTAAAGCTGCTTTTCCACCTGAAAGTTTAATGCGACCTCAAGAATTACAGAGGCTACCTGCTTCAGTTTATAAGCCGCCAACTACTGGTATATCTATGTTCTTACCTACTATCCCAGGAGGTTTTGGGGAACAGGAGGCAACTAGTATAGCTAATAAGATAGTTTGTGAATGGAGTGGAGGGGTTTGGAATTCAGAAACTAATACTTGTGAAAGATAAATATGGCTTTAGAAGTTTTAGAAAAAATCCATAAGGGATTATATGGTTTAGCTACTCCAGTTAGAGAAACAATTCGGAAAATAACTCCCAAATGGTTTCCTTTTCCTTTTGCTCAAAAAATAGAGAGCTCAATGGAAGCTTTTGAGGAAAAAGTAGCTCCAATTACAAGGAAATTTGAGAGAGCTGGTTTAAAATTGATGGACACTTTTATTGAAAGTTATAAAGTAGCCGAAACAAAAAACAGAAGAATATGGACTAATATATTAGACCCTACTTGGAAAATGGAAAAAGAAGGATATAAATTTGCTCCTGGAGAGAAAGAAAAATTTAGAAAACAAGCGGAAACTCTAGCTCAACATATTCCAACCAATCCTTTTGTGCCAGCGGGAGGACTAAAGGGGATTGACCCTCGAGTAGCGAGAATCCTTCAAAAAGCAGTTCAAAAAGGAGTTTCTGGAAAAACTCTTAAACAGATTTTAAAAATAAAACCCTCCCAGTTAAAACCTTTAATTCAAACCGCCAAAGAGCAAGCAAAAAGAATAACCAAAATAAAACCTCCTACCTTAAATCTTGATAGGATTCAAGCTCCTGAAGAGATTAAAACTAGAATTATTGATTGGACTAACAAACACGCCAAATACTTGGCTGACCAATATCCTCATTATACCTTCCGAGAGATTCAATCTGAGTTAGAAAAAAGTGGTTTTGATATTTTAAAAGGAATGAGAACTTGGAAAAAAGTGTTTGGTGGTGACACTAAAAAAACTTTAGTTGCCATAAAAGGAATTAGAGATTCAGCTTTAAAAATTGAACAACAAATTGCCAATATTCAAAAAGCTCTTAGAACAACTAACAATCCTGATAAAATATTGTCTCTTACTACCCGATTAAAAGATTTGCAGTTAGCTCACGATGGATTATTTGAGGCAGTTTTGGGTTCGGGGAGAATTTCTGGTCAATTACTGGCTTTTCGCAGAATGACCTCTAAAGCTCTAAAGGGAACTGTTTTAGAGAAAAGATTAGTCTTAGAAAGGTTATTAGGGAAACAATTTGAACCAGGGAGTGCTCCTTATCAGAAATTTATAACTTTATTGAAAAATATTGACCCTGCTGACCCCCAGGCAGTGATGCAATTTTTAAGACAAGCTCAAGCACCAAATATTACAGATTTTCCAGCTTCAATATGGTATAATGCTATTCTTTCGGGACCTAAAACTCATTTAGTGAACTTATTAGGAAATACCCTATTTGGAACAGTTGAGAGTTTTGTGGTAAGACCAATAGCTTTTCTGTTAGATACTCCTCTTTCTAAATTGAGAGGAGTGGCTCCCAGACACACTAGTAAAAGTATGGTTGGGTATTATGGAGGAATGTTAAGAGGGTTAAAAATCGGTATTGATAGATTTTGGCAGACAATGAAAACTGGTTTTGACCCTGAGGAGATATTATATCCTTCTAAATGGCAACAATTAAGACAAGTTCCTTGGGAGACTAAATTTGTTAGAATGCCCGGTAAAATTTCAGAAGTGCCGGGTTGGTTACAACCTTGGCTTAGGGGTACAGGGAAAGTAATTAATATACCTACTCGGCTTTTAAAAGCTGCTGATACTTTCTTTAAAGGAATTTTTGAAGAAGCAAGAAAATTTGAGTTGATAGTGCCTAAAGTGTGGAGTAAAAACAAAACTCTACGCCAACTTATCTTAGAAGCTGATGAATTAGCAAGGTCTAATCCGTTAGAATGGTCAGATGAAGCAATACAGTTTGGTAGATGGATGACTTTTCAAGATGCTCCAGGGAAAATAACAAGTTGGGTAATTCGAGGAAGAGATACTGTACCTGGTCTAAGATATATTATTCCTTTTGTAAATATCGCCTCAAATCTATTAAAACGGGGATTTATTGATTACTCACCTGTAGGATTAACAAAAGGGATTCAGGAGATTGTTATTAAAAATCCCAAAGCAGCCGAGACAACTGCAAGAGGGTTGTTTGGTACTCTTGTAATGTTAGGTGGAGTTTTAAAGTATCTTGATGGAAGTATCACTTTGGGTGCTCCTCCCAACAGAGCTGAGAGAGATGCTTTCTACCGACAAGGAAAACAGCCTTGGTCAGTAAAAATAGGAGATAGGTGGGTAGGAATTAGAAGATTGGAACCTTTTATTTACCCCTTTCTTAGCGGAGCTTTAATTGCCGATGCTGTTCATAAAGGAAAGTTAAATGATAAGAACACTGAGGAGATTATAGCTGATGCCGCTCAGAAGATAGGACAGTTTGTTACTGATGCTTCCTACTTATATGGATTGAGTCGTATTTATCGAGCCCTGAATCCTTCTTGGGAAAGCGAGGGAAGTGAGTTTTTAGCTTGGTTGCAACAATTAGGAACAGGTTTTCTTCCTTATTCTAATGCTTTACGGTCTATTGCCACTGCTATCAATCCTGAAGTTCCTGCACGAGATTTATCTACCCAGGAAGTTTTTGAGTCAATTATTCCTTTTTTAAGAAAGAAAATAAAAAAACGGCTCACTGTTTGGGGTGAACCTGCTAAATATGTAACTGGAGCACCTGGTACCTTTTTACCAGTGGCTACTTCAGAAATTACTACTGATGATACAGAAAACGAATTAATGAGATTGGATTATAGTCCTGGTTTTCCCTCAAAACCTTCTGGAATGGACGATAATTCTTATCGAGCTTATCTTGTTTTGTCAGGGAGATTGTCAAAGTTGGCAGTTAGTTATTTGATTCACCAACCAGCTTATTATCAGGCTGATGATAATACTAAGCGAAAAATGATAGCAAATACTATTTCTGCTGTCAGAAAACAAGTTAGACAACAATATTTTGGTTATTTTAAGTGGTATGACTATTTTTACAATCTTTTCAGAAATCAAGGATTTAATCGAGAAAACTCGGAAGCTATGGCTGATAAAGCTTTTGATATGTTATTGCAGGGAGTCACTCCCTAAACATAAATCGGGAAATATTCTGGCTATAGCTATTGCTAAAAGAAAACCACCGATTCCAGCCCAAAAAGCTTGATGAGTAACCCCTCCTCCTATTAACAAGAGTAATCCCGCAAAACCTAAAAGTTTATCCTTCCACATATTCTCCCCTTATACACCCTTCAAGTCGATTTGTCAAGCCCCGAGCTGTGGAAAACTATGAAAAAAAACAATAAACAAGATATATTGATTGCCCGCCTAGAAGAAAGGGTAGGAAATCTTGAAGATAGATTTGAGGATTTTGTGTCCAACGATTTTAAGCATTTAAGAGATAAGGTTGACAGTATTGAAAGTAAGATAATGTATGGCTTTGTGGTAATGATAGCAGCCAGTTTGATTTTACAGATAGTTTTGAAGTTCTTTTGAAAGAAAGGGACGCCCTCTCCGCAGACCCGCTAAAATCTAACGGATTAGCCGCCCCTTTTATTATAGCAAATGTTCCGAGAGTTGGAAGCGGTTGACTGCTCGCAAAAATGGGCTTGGGGTATGAGGTCGGCTCTCATACCCGACAATCTCCAGAGGTGGAGGGCCCTTGGGCTCTGTTCGGGGAGTTAGCTGCCCCACAACCCCTAAAACACCGCTTCCAACTCTGGGCACATTCACAAGATATTAGAGGAGATTTTTGGTTTATTTTTAAGAGAGTGAAATTTCAGATGAGCTTGAGAGGAGGGGAAAACATAAAGATTTTCTGGTCTATCATCGGTAATATCTCCGTTGATGTGATGCACAACCTCCTTCTTGGTTAAATATCTATTGAGGTATTTTTCTGCCACTAACCGACTTCTACGAACATAACCTTGTTTATCAGCGAAAGGATGGTTAAGAGCACGAATCAAAATATATCCACAACTATGCTTTTTCCAACCTCTTCCACTACCTCGAGGAGAATGATGTGTATGAGGTTTATAAGGTTTTTCTGATTTTCTGTGTTGTTGATAGTAAATTTTAAAATAAGAAGGGTGTTTTTTTCGCCAATTTCGTGAAGCTTGAATTATTTTTTCTCGATTTTTCTGAGCCCACCTTTTCCGAGATTCTGTCCGAGATTCTGGATGTAATTTATCCCATTTCCTTTTATAGGGAGCATCATAACAAGATTTACAAAGACCTTTTGTGTAATGAGGTTTGAGTTTATTACATTTTTTACAGATTATTAGTTCCATATATTAAGTTTAGCACATTAAAAATTTGAAAACAAGAGGAGGTTAAAAATGAAAAGATATTTTGTCACTGAAATCCTGTATAACGGTATTGTCAGAAGCGAGGCAGATATAGAAACCTTAAAATGGCTTCTGGGAAAATGGACGAAAGAGATGAGAATTAGGGTAATCGTAGAGAAAGAAGAGAGAGAAGACCAAATAAAGGAGGGAAAAAATGAAAAAGTTTGGTAGGTGTTATGGGTGTAAGAGAATTGTTCCTATCGATGTTCTGAGACAGGTTGAATTCTACGATGGACATCTTCACTCAGGAAGTTTTCACCACCAGACAATGTGCCTGACCTGTATAAAGAAAGCGGAGGAATTGGGAGAATCAATGGAGGAAAAAATGGTCATTTATCCCAAAAATTGGGAGATGACTGGGATAATTGAGAACACTGCTGACCTCAAGCAAGTAGAATTGATTATCTCAAAAGGGCTCGCAGCTGGCAGAAAATATAGATTTCAAATTAAGGAGGTAAGAAATGAGAGTTTACATTTCAGGCAGGTTTAGTAGTCCTGACCCAAAACAAAGAGAAAAGAATATCAGATTGGCTGACAAATACGCCTTGAAAATCTGGAAGCTAGGATTTGATGTTTTCTGTCCCCATACTATGACTCAGAGCTGGGTTGGTAAAGTAAAATACTGGGAAATGATTTGTTCTGACTTAAACTGGCTTTCGGTTTGCGACATCTTATTCCTTTTACCTGGCTGGCAAAAGAGTAGGGGAGCAAGGGTTGAAGTGGAGGTAGCTCTGAAGTTAGGTATTCCTGTTTATCAGAGTTTTAAAAAATTAAAGGAGGTAAGAAAATGCTTAGGAAAATCAGGGAAATCCTTAAGAGAGTCAAGAGAGTTTATCGAGAAAATCTCGAGGAGATTTTCGAGCAAGGAGATGGAACAGTGATACCTCAAAACTATCAAAAGGGAGGTAAAAATGAAAAAAATGATGAAGTTCGAAAATCAAGACAAAATAAGAGGAAGACCCATTAAGTTGAATAAGTTGAGATTAGAGCTCAAACCCGGTAAGGATTACACTGAAATTGTCTTTTGTGGAGATTGGCACTATGGAGCAAGAGAGTGCGCTGTCAATAAAGTGAAGGATATGCTTGATTACTGCTTAAAGCATCGGATTTATGTTTTCTTAATGGGAGACCTGCTGGAAGCTGGACTTCGGACTTCAATCGGAGCTTCGATGTATCGTCAAAAGCTCAATCCTCAAAAACAGATGGAAGATGTAATTGAACTTCTCCGACCCTTAAGTGAAAACAATCTGATTCTTGGAGCTTTGGAAGGAAATCACGAGTTAAGAATAGAGAAAGAGACTGGGATTTCTATTATGAAAGTTATCTGTAGATTTCTAAATATCCCTTATTTGCACGGAGCTTGCTGGAACCTCTGGTATGTTAAAGATCAATCCTACAAAGTTTATACTCTCCACGGTTCTTCTTCTTCAAGGTATGTCTATACCAAATTGAAGGCACTGGTTGATATTTCTCATAATTTCAACGCAGACTTGATGGCAATGGGTCAACGTGGCTCATATAAAATCTGGCTATATGCTGGAATACCCTTAGAGCCTTGAATACAAAACACTTATCTGAAAGGATAAGTGAAGTAAAAATTTCAAGGATTGGGCAATCAGCAGGGAAGATTCCTTAAATGGAAAACCCTCAGAGACTATATGCCAGACAATTTGCCTTTATCAAAGAGACGATGACAGTTTGGACAAAGCAAGATAAGATTTTCTTCTATATATTTCCCGTTCTTTCTACGAGGGATACGATGAGCAACGTCGCAAATATCCTTGTTCCATCCACAGACTTGACAAGTATGATTGTATTTTTTGTTCATATATCTACGCCAATAATCTTCACTGTGCTTTGTATAATATCTGCTTCGGTCGGTAGGAATTCCGTATTTCTTAATTCGTTTATGGATAGTTCCATATCCGCAATGATATTTCTTGGCAATTTCCTTAATCTTTAATCCGTTTTCCAGATATTCTTTTCTCAGAACTTCTTCTGTTAATTCCTTAGCTACCTTAATCTCGTATTTTCTGGAATAAAGAGGAAATTGTTCTGGATGTTTACTTCTATATTCACCATAACATTTTATAGAGCAAAAATAATGTCGCATCGGCTTAGTATTGAATCTCCATTTTGGACGGCGAAAAGTTTTCCCACAATTAGCACAAGTGAAAGAAACCCACTTAGCTCGTCGGTCTTTATTATAACATTCTCTTGAACAGTATTTCCCCCGTTTACCCTTATTGGGTCTTGAATAAAAACTTTGTCCACAAACTTTACACTTTTTATATGGCATATAGTTTATTATATCATCATCAAACTATATGTCAATAGGCAAATTGAAGATATAGTCCGAACTTATGGGAAACCATAAGAAGCAGGCAATAAGTCTGCGATAACAAAATTACACGTCCACGAGCTGGCTGATACTGTTCTGAAAGTTCAAACAGTTGATAAAATGCGAAAGCAGGTCGTGGAACATAAAAAGTTTCTCTTACTAACTGGACACTATTTGAGATATGAGCGTTCCTATGCTCAAGAAAGAGGTTATCCTATTGGTAAAATCGGCTCTCCGAAAGTTAAGTTATTCGGGAACAAAAAAGATATAAGAATTTCTTATTAAAGGAGGGAGAAAATGAAACTTGATTTAGTTAACTTGAACTATGTTTTAGAGGAAATCCGACAAGAATTGCGTCAACACCGAGATTGGCTCTCCAAAGAGATTGTCTATATTGAATCAGTGGAAGCGAAAGTAGAAAAACTATTGGAGGAGTTAAATGGCAAAAAACAATCATAGTTGGGTTGAGAATTTAAAATTAGAGGTTTTAGAGGAATCGCTGGCTTCCTTGAAAAGAGTAGATAATATGGTTTCTCTCTTAATGAAGGTTTTGGCCCAAGAGAATTTCAATACTAAAATCGCTAGCTTGTTAACTCAAAACTATTGGAGATTGGGAGACAACTTATCCGATTTCCATTCAGCTTTTCAGAAATGGCAAATCCGACTTGCTTCTCTTATTCGAGAGCAGAAGAAAAAGGCAGGTTTCCAGACCAGAGAACCTCCACCAAAATAAAAAAACGGGGTGTAGAGGTATAATTCTCCTCTCACCCCGACCATTTCATCGCTCAGAACGCAAAATACGGCTTCTGAGAGCAAAATAAACTATGACTTACTCTGAAAGAGAAAAACTAATTAAACAACTCTTAAAAGAGTGTAAAAAAATAAGGAAAACTAAGGGAGCAGATTACTCTTTAGGAGATAAGGACGCCAATCGTAATTTTAAAAAAGTGGCTGAAGTTTTGGGAATTAGCCCTGAAATGGCTTTATTGGTTTATGTTCAAAAACATTTGGACGCTGTTTATAGCTTTGTTAAAAACGGACATTTAAAAGGAGAGGGGATAGAGGAGAAAATTAAAGATATAGTTAATTACTTTTTAATTCTTTACACCCTCTTAAAAGAAAATGGAAAAATTAGCTGAAACAATCGCTAAAATATTCTTTCCTTTTTGTTTGATGTTTTATGCGATTAAAGAAATTATTAAAAAAATTAAAAAAGGTCATAAGGCTTCCATATAAAAGGAGAAGTAAAAAGAATCATATATGGCAAAAAATACAGGGAAAAATAAACAAGAGAAAATAAATAGATTGGCTCGTAATTTCCATTTATTTCTATTAAAGATGGCAATAGAGGGACTTCGGAAGGACTTTCATTTGACTCCCAAAGAAATACCTGCTGAGAAATTAAGACAGTTCTTACGAGATATTACAAGCACTCAACAGATAAACTATATCTCTTTGGCAGATAGTTTTTATTATGTTATTCCTTGGAGTCAGTTTAAAGAAATATTGGATAGTTTGCGAGATTTCTTGAAGAAAATTCCCTATATAAAAGAGAAAATGGATTGTTATGTGCCTTCTGAGTTAGCTTGGAGTTGGGGATTATTCTTTGCCGATGGAAGTTGTGGTTTAGGGAAAAAAGGATATGGTGGAGCTTTTTGGAGGATAGTTAATACAAATCTCACTTATCTTAAGAGAGCAAAAAGAGCATTTGAAAAATATTATCCTAATTTAGAATTCCCAATTAGATTATATCCTTCATATCGGAAAGGAAATAAAACAAATTATGGAGCAAGGACAAAAAATACTTATTGCTTGGAAGTTAAACCAAAAAGAGAGGGACGGAGAGAGCCACATAAAAAATATATCAATGGAGGACAAAAGGAAAGGGGAAAATTTATTGAGAAGTATATAAATTATTTTTATTGGTTAGGTAAAAAGAGAGTTCCTAAACCTATATTTGATAAATATTATTATCCCAGAAAATCATTTCTTAAAGGTGTAATAGCAGGAGATGGAACTAAAACACTGAGTAATAATTATATCAGTATAGGAAGAGATAACCCGATGGCAGAAGCAATGTTATCTTGGCTTATGTATAGCTTAAAATGGAAGCAACGAACTCAAATAACGCCTAGGGAATTTAAACTTTATTTCAAAGATACGGGATTAAGAGCTTCAGAATGTCAATGTGCTTGTGATGACTTTGCTTATTTGTTTTCATCGTTGGTTAGTTGGATATTTCACTTGAATACCTGCGGAGTAGTTCACGGTAGGGTTAATATAGGACACTTCTGGAACGCAATAATAGCGGAAAAAGAAGGGAAGCTGAAACTTTTTTATTATGATGTTAAGAAAGGTGGTTATACAGAATATGAAAAAGGGAGGCCAATTATTATAGGTAATTGGTCTTATACTCCTGATAGTTATCGATTCTTTTAATGCTGAAAAGATGTATAAAATGTGAACGCCTCTTTACAGGCAGGAAAAATGGACCAAATCTCTGTCCTGACTGTGTTTTGACAGAGTATTTGGCTTGGAAAAAACATAAAAAAAGGTCGTTAAAAAACAATAAAAACTATGAGAAAACTAACCAGTAGAAAATTTCTCTTTACTTTAGGAACAGTTTTGATTGCTTTAGGTTCAGCTTTAAAAGGAGAAATAGAGTTTGGTCAAGCGATAATAGCAATTGTGGTGGCAGTGCTTGGATATTTAGGGGTAGAGGGTGCAATCGACTATGCCCGAGAGAGATAAGGTTTTTGCTGTTTTATTTGGAGTAATGATGGTGGGAACTTTTGTTTTGTGGGTTTATCTTCTGTTCCTTGCTTTGGGTAGTTTTTAATATTGCCCCTAGTAGGTTTTCTCCCTTTTTCCTGCTAGGGGCTTGACAAATTTGGAAAGGTGTTTAAGATTCTCCTATTAAAAGGTCGCAATAAAAGTTTAATAGGAGTATGTTCTTTCCAACTATAAAAATTCAAATAGAGAAAAAACAAAAACCTATTATTCAGTATTTACAAGACATTGAAAAGAAGGTTGATATGCTTTTAGAAAGACGCTATCCTAAAGCGAAAGAAGATAAAACAATTGACTTGGAGATATTTGACAAAAAATACAAGAAAAAAGGAGGAATTGAAAAGCTACGCTTATTTGTAGAAAGAGGGTTGACACTGGATATGATGGCTGCTCATTTTGGGGTTTCAAGAGAGTGGATAAGATTAGCTAAAAACACCTTGTTAAAACAACTGGCTGAGAAAAAACTTCAACAATCTCAAGGTTGAGTTATCCACAACTTGGGGTCTTGACAAGGTTGCTTGGGGGAGTATAATAGAAAATAGAGGGGGTTCGCTTAAGTATAATTAAACTGAGTGTAAGGGATAAACTCTTCTGTAAACTATTATTATTATACTAGGAATTTCAAGAGTTGACAAGTGAGCCCTCTCTGAGAGAGGGATGTCTAAACCTAAAACCAGAAGAAATAAAAAAATCAGAGAGCTTTACCAGAAAGGAGTGAGTTTTTATTATATTGGGAAGATATTTAGTTTGAATCCCAAGACAGTAAAAGAGATTGTTAAAGGTTATAAAAAGAAAGCCCCAAAGTGATTTGGGGTTTTCTTAAAGGTCAAAAAAAGGGAATTATGAAAAGAAGAATTAAAATTATTCAGGTTTTGAGCCAGCTTTTAGAAGGAGTGAATTATGCTCAAAATGGTTTGCTTTCTCGAGGAGAGTGGCAGAGGTTGGTTAAGAAAACCTCTAACGAGTTAGACGCCTTGAAACTCAATTCTCAAGAGAAATCATTTGTGAGAGAAACCCTTGAATATATTGAAGGTTATGTATCACAAAGATAACAAAGGTTTAATAGCTACCCAAAACAGAGACCAGCGAATGGCATTTGAAAATGCTTTGAAATCCTATTCAGCCACCATCAATGGCTGTGGGGGAAATAAAGAATTTTTAAAACTGGTTTTAGGAGAAAAAGAGTATAATCTTTTAACTAAAATTGGTTTAACCCAGTTCTGTTATCAGAAAACCAAAGAGCTTTATGAGCGATTTCCTTTTCCTGATGATACTTCTGACTTCTTAAAAGAGAAAATGGCTCAAGACCATTTAGCTGAGCAAGGAGAGGAAATAGCTTATCGAGAAGCCGAAGCAAGGCGACAACAGGAGTGGGATACTCCAATTCTACCTCCCGATGAATAAAAAACTACCAACTAAAGACGCTGAAGGAAACTGGAGATGTCCAGAGTGCGGAGCTCGGTTAGTTAGACGCAAAGGAAAGTTTGGAGAGTTTTGGGGTTGTTCTTTGTTCAGAGATACTGGTTGCACTTATGTCTGGGACGGCAAATTTCCTGAAAAAAAAGATATTTCTGATACCCCAGCTACTAAAAGGGATTTAGGAGTAATTAGAGGAGATATTAGAAAAGTTTTAGAGGAGGTTAAAACCTTGAAGAGGATTTTTGCCAAAATTTTCAGTGATGGGGTTGACGAATTTTTTAAAGAGGCAAATAACGAAAAGGTCGAAAAAGGGAGCTGATTAAAAAGTAAGATGAATATAGAGGTAAGAGACCTCAGGAGAAAGGATAATTTCCGCATTGATGACCAATTCTTAAACGGCTATGCTAAATTTCTTGGTGTTTATGCTGTTGGTGTATATGTCTCTTTGTGCCGACACGCTGATAAGAAACAAAAATGTTTTCCCTCTATTAAAAGAATAGCTGAAGAGTTAGATATTGGTAGAAATTCAGTTATTGAAAGTTTAAAAAGATTAGATTTCTGGAATATTGTTCGCAAGGAGAGAGAAGGAAAACAATTGACAAACCGCTATTATTTAATTGATAAAAATCAGTGGAGAGCTATTAATGAGGTGAGTTTGAAGGAATATAGTGAAGTTTGCCACATAAACTTCACTAGTTTACGAGATAAACTTCACGAGTTTATGAGACAAACTTCCATAGTAAGGATACACAATAGTAAGGATATAAAAAAGAAAGGAAGTATTTTAGATTTATATCCTTCTTACGAGGAGCTTTTAAGAAAGAAAAAAATATCTTAACTGTGTTAAAAGCCAATAACAAAATCAGAGGGCTCTCTTACGAGGAGATATACTCAGATGGCATAATAATGTGGCTGGTTAGAATTCGCAACCCTTTCTTTAAAGAAGGCCGCTGGTGGTTCAGTTTAAACGATAAACTGTTTGAGGTCGCCAGAATGCGGGGAGTTAAAAAGTTTATTGTTCAAGTCGGGCAAAAAGAGGTAACCCTGCCAGTTTTAACGCCGTTAGAATTACAAACCAAAGAAATAAAGGGTGAGGTTGAGAAAATACCAAGTAAGTTTGCGGGCTTGCCGCCTTGGAAAAGATATTTATTCCCTATTTAAAAGGTCGCTAACCCCTTAACTAAATAAAAAACTATGGAAATCGAAACTAAAACCCTTGAAGAAGAAACCCCTGAGGAAGAAAAACCAGAGGAAACTACCGAAGAAACTCAAGAAGAAGCTCCCGCAGAAGAGGAAGCCACCCCAGAAGAGGAGGCTGGCGAATAACATCAAAGTGGAGGTAGTGGGTGGGAAACAACCAATATTTAGTCAACTTAGCCTGGATAACTCTCCACTTAAAAGGTTGGTTATAAGGAATATGAAGGTTGGAAAAGTAAGACGCTACAACAAAAATAAAAAAGGGAGTTTTGAGGTAGAGTGCTGGCTCTTTGATTGGGAGTGTTCAATAATTCAGGGAGCATTGAAATTCTATTTAGCGAATAAAAAACTTCCGACAGGGACAAAAACATTTGTTAGGAAACGAATTAAAGATTTATCTATGGCATTAAGTAAGGTTTTACGGGAGGAATTACGAGATATAAAAGGTCAAAACCGCCTCCTCTAACCAAAAACAGGAAAAATGAGGAAAGGGTGCAACCATAGCGGTCGGTTGTTAATGGCTCTCACGCTTAAAGCCAGCCCTAAATAAAAATTAAATAAAACTATGAAGAAAAGAAAGAGAAAAAGATATTATTATCCAAGACAGAAAGCAGAATTATCTTTGCAATTTTGGTGGAATAAAAAACGAGGATGTTGGAATTTATTAGTAACAAAGAACAAAAAAAGCCACTCTTTTTCCTTTTTAGGAGACCCAATGATATTTGGCGAGTCCTTAGCAAAAGCTGAACATCTTGATGAGAACGATAAAGAATTTTTGAAAAGAGTTTTTCGGTATTATTTATTGTGTTTGGACAAAACCAAGCAAAATGGCTAAAAGAAAACCTATGAAGAAAGCCATTGATATTATCGATAATTTTGATGATTGGTATTGGGAACTGGTAGGAGATAGTTTCCTGTTCCACGCAATTTGTTTCCCCTCTTACTTAATAATATTTTTTGCACTCCATATAATTTTACTTCCACTAATGATTTTAGAAATAATAATTGACCTGTTAAGAAATGAAAAATGTAGTCATAACTAAAAAATCAAATAAACTATGAAGAAAGAAAAGAAAATTAAAATTGAAGAAATGAGTAATGAAGAATTATTAGAAAGATTTGAACATCTTAATTGCATTAGGGGACAACAAGTTTTACAGGCAAAAGAAGACCCAGATTTGTTTGCGGATATTTATTTAATCAAATATGAATTAAAAAGACGCCTTTATGCCCAAAATCTAACCAAAAACCTTAAATAAACCTATGACCAAAAAACAAAAGAAAGTTAAAGAAATTGAAAGAATGGAAACTTGGATTTTTGTTACTTTAGATGTTATTCAGCAAGAATGTGAGAGGGCGAAAAGTGTTTTAAAAGAATATATAAAGGTAGTGAAAAACTATAACCAAAAAACTCCAAAACCTAAATAAACCCATGAAGAAAGAAAAGAGAATTAAATGGTTTAAAAATGATTACCCTTACTTAAATGCCAAAAATAAGGAAAAATTTCAACTGCTTTGGGTTGAAATAGATGAGCTTACAAATACTACTAAATTTGAACCCTATGAACTTACACCTACTTTGGATGAAATCATTTCTAAGATTTTGCCAGAATTGAGAAAAATAAGTAAAAAATGGGAGCATTTATATCTTACGGATAGTTTTCTAGATTATTTGGAGAGAGAATATATCCACTCAACCAAAAAAACTAAATAAATTATGAAGAAAAAACAAAAGAAAATTGAAGAGTTAATCCTTTGTGACTTTTTGACGACTTGTGATTCATATGGTGAACCTACAGAAATAAAGCTTGATTCAGCCAATTTCAAGGTTTTAATGGACAAATTAAATGAAGTAATAAGAGAAATAAACAAAATCAACAATCAAAAAACAAATGAAACTTAAACCTTATCAAAAGATAGAAATTGAGTGGTTTGATAGTTTGAGCAGTGGTGGTTGGGTGTCGTTAAAAAACTCTAAAGAAGAAAGAGGTGATTTAGACAGACTTACCCATTACAGCATTGGTTATTTTCTGGAAAAAACTCCCTTTTCTGTGGTTATTTGCCAATCTTACCAAAAGAAAATATTTGATGATGGAGATAGAAATACGGATAATCGTTTAGAAATTCCATTAGGAGCAATTAAAAAAATTAAAAAGATTAAATGAAATTATGAGAAAAAGAGAAAAGAAAATTGAAGATTGGGAAAACGAGTTTCTCAAACTTATCGGAGATAGAAATTTTTGTCTTTCTGACCCCGAAAATGGATATAGATTATTATCCTTTATTCGTCAACTTTTAAAAGAAGTCCGCCAACAAGAAAGAGAAAGAACATTATCCAGAGTGAAATCAGAAATTCAAAAGCATGCTGGCTATATGGATAAAGAAACCTTAATAAAGGTTATTGAGAATAAGGTTAAAAATGACTGAAGACCTGTCTAATAGAATACTAATCCTGCTCGGCGTTGCCCTCTTGATGGTGTTTCTTGCCTCAGTGAGATTGGATGCCAGTCCACCACAAGGGAATGGCACGCTGGGTAGGATTGGTGAAATTCAAATCATTGAAGGGAGTTATTTATTAGCTCAAGCACCATCTTATTTATATAAAGGTCAAACTTATACTTCTTTAATAGATTGTCTGATTTATCACGAAAGCAAAGGAAATCCTCAAGCAGTTGGAAAGTATGGAGAAATCGGTATTTTACAATTCAAACCTCAAACTTTTCAGGAATTCTGCGTTAAAAGATATGGCTACCAAAATTATATTTGGTCGCCTGAAATCCAAAAAAGTTGCTGTGCTGAAATGATAGAAGAGGGTTTCTTAAATCATTGGACAACTGCTAAGTATTGTTATGAGTAAAAAACAAAAAACTAAAAAATGCTATTTATGTGGCAAGCCAGCCACCAAACAAGGTCGAGTAATAGAAAGTTCCAAAGACGAATTTGGAATATCTGTTCCCTTATGTGAAAAATGTTGGTTTGAAATCTATGAAGAAAAAAAATATCTCTAAAAAATGTTCAGAAAATCACGAATTTTTTAAAGTTAGTAGTTGGTATAAGTGGGAGGGAGAAGATTATTCTTCAACTGGCACTTATACTTATAACCAAAAAAGGTCGAGAACTTGGAAAATCCTTGTGTTTTGTAAGAAGTGTGGCGAGGTCAGAATTTTGAGTATCAAAGATGAGTAAAAAATTGAAGTTTATTGGGATGTTCCGTCCTCGGTGGGAAGACATAAAGTTAAGAGGGTATATCCAATGTTCTTGTGGAGTTGTACTTCAGACACAAGAAGCTGTTAGGGAACATTGGCAAAGAGGACATTTTGATACTCCTTTATACGAAGATATATGTCAAAAGAAATCTCCCAAGTTAAAAAAGCAGAAATAGGACATCAACTTTTTTTAGAGTTTCAAAAAGCCAGAAAAATGGAGAAATTTGGCTGTTTGATACAAGGAAAAGTAATTCACCAATATAGAAAATATTGGAGTAGTTATGCTCCTCATTGTAAGAATTTTGATGATTTTTTAGTTAATGAATTGAAAATTCCCCGCTCAACAGCTCGCCATTACGAGAAAGTATGGCTGATGTTCGGAGAATATGTTTTATCTCACGAATTAGACATACCAGTCCGCCGACTTATCAAACTCTTACCAGTAGCCAAAGAAAACAAAGAAGAGTGGCTTTTGAAAGCTAAAGAATTGCCTGAAAGAGCATTTGAAGATGAGATAAGGGAAGCTCAAGGAAAATTACCTTCAGATAAATGCGAGCACCCCGAAGAACAAAGAATGTATTTTTATCAGTGTAAATTATGTAAAAAATGGGTAAAGATAAACAATTTGAATTACCAATAAGAGAGATAAAATTTAGGGCGTGGGACAAGAAAGTAAAAGAAATGTTTTATAATGTTCAGAATAGTTTTCATTCTTTAGGAGACAAAGAATATGATAGGATGAAGCGCTATAGAGATTATCACGGCTTTAATGAGGTTTTAGAGGATGTAAAAAATAGAAGGTTAATTTTAATGCAATATACTGGTCTTAAAGATAAAAATGGGAGAGAGATATATGAGGGAGACATAATTGCGAAAGAGAGAAACGATAAAAGATATAAAAATAACTTTTACGAAAATAGTATTAAAGTTGTTGAGTATTTTTCGAATAGGTTTTCTTTTAAAGAAGAGTGGGAAGCAGATGATTTGGTTACAATAGTAGATAACTATGTAGTCATCGGCAACATCTTTGAAAATCCTGAATTATTATGCCAGCAAGAATCAGAGAAAAACAAATAATGCTTGCGGAATACCGATGTTATGTCTGCGAAAACTTCTTTTGGATAGAAGACAATGGAGTTGTTCCTGAAACAATAAATTGTCCTTTTTGTAATGGGAAGGGTTGGCTTAATGAAGATAAAATTAAAGTAAAAACCTACAAAGAAAATGGTAAATCCCCACAAAAAAGGAAAAAGAGGCGAACTTGAATTAGTTCAAACCCTTAAAAGATATTTCCCCAATTACCGCATTAAAAGAATTTCGGGAACAGAAAAATCACGAGTTTTTATTACTGGAGATGTTTATTGTCCTGACGGCATTTTAAAAAGATTTCACTGGGAGAATAAAAACAGGGAGAGATTAAATGTTCACCAAGCCCTTTCTAAAGCAACCGGTGATGCTCAGGGTAAAATACCAGTTTTGAGATGGCAAAAAAGCTATTACCAGCCCATCATTATTTTAAGAGAAAAAGATTTTCTAAACCTTTTAGTAGAACTTGACGGCTACAATGACCAGTCCCGCTAAAAAATTTGCCCAAAAATACAAAACCAGTCCTCAAAATTACTGGTTGGCTCACGACTTATACTGGGAGGAGGTAAAAAAGAACAAAACCTTGACTTTTAAAGATATTCACCAGCTTTTGAACGACAAAGGAGTAAAAATCAGTTATATCTCACTTTGGCGGTGGGTGAGAAAAGAGAAAGTTAAGTGGTTTGAATAAAAACCCCCGCCAATAAATAGCGGGGGCGTCTAACGGGTTAGATTAGCTCCAAAACGACCTTTGACGCAAATAATCTCGATTTCTCTTCCAAAATTGGAAGAAATGCTTACCGAAGGGAGCTTCTAAAAACCCTTCGGCATTTTTGCCCTCTTTTTTGAGGGCTTTTTTAATCTCTCGGCAGATAAATTGAAAGCCGCCTTTTTTAATTCTATTAAAAGCTGAAACAACCTTAAAGTCAAACTGGCTCGGCTCAGCTTTAGTCCAAACTTTTCTATAATAAGCACCAATTACAATGCCATTTTTTATTACAAAAGTTTCCCCGCAAAAGTTAAGAATATCAACATCTTCATCCTTAAACTCTAACCTCTCTTTTTCAGCTCGGCTCGGCTTTTCTTTCCCTTTAGAAGCCCAGCCGTGAGTATTTTTCCAAGCCGCATACTGATTTGCTAACGCAATCCCTAAACTTTTAGCTGTTTTCTCTGGATATTTTTGTTTAGCGATAACATACCCAATAGCCGCCAATAAAGGGTAGCGGTTAATAACAAAATCACCACCAAAAGACAATTTTTTTGGGGAGCTTTTTTGTCTCTTAAATACTTCTGGGTATCTTTGAGGAGTTATGCCAAAGCCATCAGCCTTTAATTGTTGTATTAGTTCATCACTAAATCGCATATTCAATGTAAAAAATGATAAGGAACGCCGACCTTTATTAAATAATTTTGCCAAGCTGAAGAAATTAACCAAAAGCCAACAATAACAACCAAACCGATTAAGATTGTAGTGATTGTATTTTTCATATTTTTTTGCCCTCTACTACATTAACCCGTGAGAGAGGACGAGAGAGCGGGAGCTTGACGCCTTAATTATAAACATCAATTTTTTTGTTTTCTTTTAACCATTTTCTAAACCAGCTGATAGCATATTCAGCAGGATCTCCCGAATATTCAAAATAATAGAAACCTTTTGGAGCTTGACACAAGAAAATAGCACCTCCTCCTTCATTTTTTTCACAACTATACTTTCCATCTTTGTTTTGGATAATAAGATAATGTTTTTTTTCTACTATTTTCATAACTAAAAACCCCCGCCCTTGCTACCGCCTCCTGTCCGTGAAGCCCATCGGCACTCCACGAACAAAGAAGCGGAAGCAAAAGCAGGGGAATTTTCGGCTGGCTACTAAATGTATAACTTCTTAACCAGCCCGCTAATAAGCGTATTTTAAAAAATCCCTTGACAAAAAGAGCTTGCCTCTTTGCCGATGGATTACCGCCGATGGATTAAGGAAAGCGGCAGCAAGGGACGAGTTCAATTATTAAGTTTGAAGGACCTTTTTCTATCTTAATTATACTCTCCCAAAAATCTTTGTCAAGTCCAGTTATCCACAACTCCCATTTCTACTTCCATTATAGCAAAATCAAAAAGCAAAGTCAAGAGCTTAAACAAGTGAAAACATAAAATCAAAAAAAGCCCGTAAAATCAAGCAAAAATCCCTCAAAAGTGAAAAAATCAAAGACAAGTTATTCACAACTTGCTATAAAGAAATAACTCTAACGCATTAGAAATATGGCAACCTTTAAACAAAAGAAATACATACAAAGATTAGTGGAAAACGGTGGAAATAAATACAAGTCAGCCAAAGAAGCTGGCTATTCTGACGCTGTCGCAAAAGACGCCAAAGCCAAAATAGAAAAAAGTAAAGGATTTCAAGAGTTAGCTAAAAAATATCTCTTACCGGACGACGAGGCATTCCAAGAACTAAACAAAAACATTAAACAAGATAAAGATAAGGGAGCCAAAAACCAAGCCCTCAAAATTTGGAAAACTTGGAAATATCCCGAAGCTCAACAAGAAATGGAAGCTGGCGACATAAAAATCTTAATCTCTAAAGATTAAAGAAGTTTGCCAGCTCTTTTTAATAAAAAAAAAAAAAAAAGAAAGAAAGAAAAGAAAAAAAAAGAAGTGAGGAAAAAGTAGGAAGATAAAAAAAAGGAAATGGGAGAAAAAAGATAGAGAAAGAGAAAAATGAGAAAAAGTTAAGAAAGAGAAAAGTGAGGAAAAGGATAGAGAAAAGTTAGGAAAAAGTTAGAAAAAGGTTAGTTATCTCCGCACACACGCACAAAATAAACTCAAAAACCTAAAAAAACAAGCTCTTTATTTCAAATAACATACATTAAGCGAAGTATAACCAGAAAAACCCAAAAATTAGCTTTAAACTTACCCTCTAAAAACCACGAGAAAGCCCCAAATTGCCTCTGAGAGCCACGAAAACCCCGAGACAATACTATTTTCCTATCAAAAAGGGAGAAAACGCCAAAAAAAGCGAATATAAAGAAAATAAAAGAAATTAAAAGTAGAGGAAAGAGAGCGAAAAAGGGGGAGGGAGAGGGAAAGTTGCGATTTTTTGCGAAACTTGATGAATAACTCTCCCACACATTCTTAGAAAATAACTTTCATTATTACATATTCTTAAAATTTAACTTAATTGTCACATATTTTTAGAAAATTAACTTATTACACATATTTATATGCCAAGATACGGTTTAAAAAGAGGTTTGGGTCGAGGGAGAGGAATTAGAGGTGGTGGCAGGAGAAATAGGAATAGGGGTCCATGTAAGAGAGGAGGTCCTGGTTATAGTAGAGGCGGTGGTAGAGGTAAGGGTAGGTATCGGCTTGGATGATTATGTCTCTTTGGAAAGAGCAAATTCATAGGTCGCAATATTTGAAGGATTGGTGGAAAGGAAAGCCAGGAAGGAGTAAGCACCCAGTTTTTGGCGATGTTGAGCCTTATGTTGTTAGGTGTCAGAAGTGCGGTAAGGAAATTTCTACTTTAGAGGTGGTGAGAGGCGTTAAAGATGGAAAAATTGAGTATCAATTATGTAAAAAATGTTATTTGGTTCAGTCTAATGCGTTAGACAATGAAAGAATTAATAAAAAAATGGCAGGAAGTCGGAGATTTGTGGTTAAAAGGAAAACTGAAAGGAATTGATTTTGGAACAAGGAAAACATTAAAGTTTTTACCCTCTCAAAAGAAATTTATTGACGCTAAAAATTATCACTGCTTGTATTATGGGGGATTCGGCTGTGGAAAAACTTTAGCGCTCCTTATAAAAATGATTTTGTTTTGTCTCTGTTTTCCTGGCAATCGGGTTTTATTAGGCAGACAGTATTTGGCAGACATTGAGAAAATCCTTTTACCTGATTTATTTGAACTTTTACCTAAGAAATATTACACCTACCGAGTAAAAGATGGTTTGATTCGCTTCTTTAATGGCTCAGAAATCATTTTATTCGGTTTGGACGCTTTACAATCGGGACCTTTAGCCGAAATCAAAAAAGCTCAACAGAAAGTTAAAGGTTTGAATCTTGGTGCTTTCTTTATTGACCAATTAGAGGAAGTTGAGTATGAGGTTTTTGATATTTTGAATACCCGCCTAAGAAGGTCTGATGTTCCTTTTGTTCAAGGGAATATGACGTGTAACCCTGCCAATTTCTGGGCTTACCGCTATTTTCTGGAAAACCAGATTTGGACAGAACAAGGTTGGGCACCTTCCCAAAAAAAGAAAGATGTTTGTCTGGTTCAAGGCTCTTTATTAGATAACAAAGAAAATCTGCGTCCTGAATACATTGAAAGGCAAATGGAAGGGCATTCTGATGACTGGATTAAAAGATTTGTTTTAGGAGAGTGGACAAAAGATGTTTTGGTGCCTGGCACTGTCATAGACAAGTCCTACATTCAAAAATGGGAAATTTTAAGTAGACCACCTTTAAAAATAGAGCAAGGTTGTAAGATTTGGGAAGATTATCTGCCTGGTCACCGCTATCAAATAGGCATTGACCCTTCAGAAGGAAATGTTGACCCTTCTTCTGTTAGTGTTGCTTGTGACAACGGAAAAAAAGTAGCTTCTTTTAACGGTTTCACCACCATTCCCCAACTAGCTGACAAGACACGGTTTCTTTACAAGAAATATCATCACCCTTTAATAATTCCCGAGGTTAATGGACCAGGTTTCGCTCTCTTGGAGCAAATTAAGGATTTAAGAATTTATTTAAGAACTGTTTTTGACCACCAAACCAAAAGAGAGACCAAAAAACTTGGCTGGAAGACCAACGCCGCCACCAAACCAATTTTAATCTCTGATTTCAAAAAGAAGATTTTGGATATTAAAATTTTTGACCAACACACCATTGAAGAGTTTAAAACTTTTGTCTGGTCTGACGAAGCAAGAATGCAGGGAGCGGGAGCTGAAAAAGGTTTTCACGATGATGATGTTATCTCAACCTTACTAAGTTTTTATGGTTTAGAAATTCAAAAGGGAGATGACTCAGCTCGGCAAAAAGCCATTAGAAAGAGATTTGAGTCATTAAAAGGTCCTTCTGTATATTCACCAATCTAAATATGGCTTGGAAACCTAAAGTAAAAATTCAAAAAGGCAGATTTACTGCCTGGTGTAAAAGACAGGGATTTGGCGGTCCGACTTTAGCTTGTATCCGAAAAGCTTTGTCGGTGGCTAAAAAAACCAAAAATAAATCCCTGCGAGGTATGGCTCTGTTTGCCTTACGAGCTAAAAAGGGCTGGAGAAAGAAAGGTTTAACCAAACAGGTTTAATGCCTGCCAAAAATAAACAGCAAAAAATAGCGGCTTGTTTAGCTTTAGCAGCTAAAGAAGGCAAAATTCCCGTTCGCAAACTTAAGGGGCCTGCTTTGAGTATGTATAAATCAATGACTAAAGAACAACTCCGTGATTATTGTAAATTACCCATAAAAAAATGAAACTTGAAGAATACATTTCAAATTGTTTGGAGCATTACCAGAAAACTACTTTGGATTGTAATCCTCCCTTTGCTAAAACTCAAAGAGAAATTGTTGAGTTAATTGACCTTTACCGAGTTGATAAGTTCCGAGATAACGATTATGACGAGCTTGGTTTTTTGAAACCTTTTTACAACATTACCGAAACCCCAGTTCAGGTTGCTGCCAACTGGATGGATTTGGATGTCCGAGATATTCAGTTTGTGGCTGAACAAGGACAGAGTTATTATCCTGTTTGGTTACTAGAGAAGGATGCTCGCTTGTGGATGAAAGACAACAAAAACTGCTATGCTGACGCCAGATTTATGAGTTTTGGAGCTTTTCTAAATAGCTTTATTCCTTCTTGGGTAAGATACGGACACGCTGTTCTTAAAAAAGCTGACAATAAAATATATCTAATGCCTATCTCCAATTTGATTGTTGAACCAGGAGCAGAGAGTTTAACTAATGCTAACTACATCATAGAAAAGCACGATTATTCTCCTTTTGAGCTTCGGAAAAAGAATTGGGACAACATTGAGAAAGCTATTGAGGAGTGCGAGGATAAAGGTCATATCTTTGTTTATGAGCTATTTGGAGAGGTTAAAGGATTAGAAGGCAACTATTTCATTGTCGCTGTCCGACCTCACAAGTGGTACAAAGATGTCGGCAAAGGAATTCTTTTACACTCGGATACTTTAGATGACCTTCCTTATAAAGAACTTCCCTATGAGAAAATTCCCGGCAGGTGGTTAGGACGAGGAAGGGTTGAGCAGTTGTTCCACTCTCAAATCTATCAAAATAGAATTGCTGAATACAAAGCAAAAGGTGCTCATTGGACTTCCAAACATATTTATCAGACCAGAGATGAAACAATTGATAAGAATTTAATGACCGAAGTCAAAGATGGAACAGTATTAACCCCTTTATCAGAAATTACTCCAATTGCGGTTGAGGAAAGAAATCTCCACTTTTATCGAGAGGAAGAACAAAGATACGACTTTCTAGTTGATAAGTTGAGTTTTGCTTGGGATGTTACTCGGGGACAAAGACCGCCAGCTGGTTTGACTTTAGGGCAGTCAATAATTCAATCCCAAACCGCTGGTTCTTACTACAAAAGAAAACAGGAGGATTTGGGATTATTCTTGAAAGATGTCTTATATGATTGGATTTTACCTCTATTTAACAAAGATAGGAACATTGCTCACCGCTTGCCTTTAAGTGAGTTTGAGGAAGATGAGTTAGAAAGATTGAGAAATTTGGTGGTTGTTAACCGAACCAATCAAGAGGTTGTCAATTTCATTGCCAGAAACAAAAGAATCCCCACCTCTCAAGAGTATGAAGTTTTGAGAGGGATTGTCAAAGAACAAATCAAAAGAAAGAAAGATATATTTATTCCCAAAAACTTCTACAAGAACCTGAGATACAAAATCAACATTGTTATTACTGGTGAGCAGATTGATTTAGCTTCCAAGGTAACCACTTTACAGACGGTTTTAGTGATGATTTCCCAAAATCCCACTATTCTCCAAGACAAAAACACCAGAAAAGTATTCTTTGAGCTTTTGGACAGCCTAGGGATTTCTCCCCTGAAATTCCAACAAATAGAACCTTCAGAACTTGAGAGAGCGATTGAGGTGCCTGTCCGAGCCCAAAGAGGAGGTTCAGTTCCCAGAATTCCCCCCTTAACCAGACCAACAACTCAACCAACAGCAGCTAATTTATGAAATTAACTGACCGCCAAAAAAGGTTTATTAAAAACAACCAAGATATGTTGAAAGGTTTGTTTGAGGCAAGAGTGGAAGAATTAGAGAGGCTAGCTGGTAATTTAGACCCGAATTTAACTGCTGAGGAATTTAAAATCAAATATCTTGGCTACAAGAATTTTATAAACGAAATGCGAGCTTGGTTAAAAACAATAAAGATATTAACCCAGAAAAACAAACCCGATAGCGGGGTTTAAAGGTTGGGAGCTCAGCACCTCCGAAAACTGCTTTACAAGCTAAAAAGCTTGGAAAAATGGAAAAAGAAACAGAAAAAGAGGAATTAGAAGAAGAATTGGGCGAGGAAGAAACCTCGGAAAAAACTGAAGAAGAGGAGGGAGAAACCTCCGAAAAAGACGAGGTTCAGTCGCAAAAAAAAGAGCCAGATTGGAAAGCCAAAGCGGACGCTATGTATGCCAAATACAAGGAAGAACGAGAGAAAAGAAAAGAATTGGAGGCAGTGTTAGCTGAATACGAAAAAGAGAAAAAAGAAGTTCCAAAAAAGACAGCAACCGAAACCGAAGATGAGTGGCGACAGAAGATTGAGTTTTTGTTGGAACACAAGGATTATACCGAAGACGAATATGACCACATAGCGACCGTGGCTAAAAAGTTTGACATCTCTTTAGAAGAAGCGGCTGAACTCGAGAAGGATTATATCCAGTATCATAGAGAAAAGGTCGCCCAAGAAAAAAAAGTCCCCGAGCCCAGTTCTCCTTCTCGGGAAGGAAAGAAAATAGCTCCCGAAGACATTGCCAAAATGTCTGAGGAAGAACACCGAAAACTTTTCGAGGAGGACCTTAAAAAAAGAGAAGGATTGGGTCAGGGGGTATAAGATAGATGACGAAATCCCAGACATTTACCGTTTTCAATCCTGAGATTTGGTCTCCCCGAGTTACTGAATACTTTAAAGAGAAGCTGGTAGCTGCTAAATTCTTCAGTGATTACTCAAGCGAGTTGGCTGGAGGTGGAGATGTTGTTCACATTCCTCAATACACCCAGAGGTTCAGCGTTAACGACATTAACACAACCAGTGGTGATGTTACAGCAACCAATGTAAGCGACACTCAAACCAGTTTGACTGTTAACAAGTGGAAAGGTACTTCTTTCTACATTACTGACTTTCAAGCTCGACAGATTGGAAAGCAGTATAAAGTAATTAACACTCACGCCAGAAATGCTGGTCACGACTTGGCAAAAACATTTGACACTGCTTTGTTCACTTACACTTCCGCTTCCAATGTTACTGACAGTATCGGAGATTCAGCCACTGATATTCTGGCAACTACTTTGGAAAGAGGTATCTCCATCTTAGAGTCCAACAGTATTCCTGTTAACGAGTGTGCTTTCTTCTTCCACCCATACGCTTGGTATAGAGAGGTTCAAAAGAATTCTGATTTGAGGCAAGCAACAATTTATGGTGAGTCCCGACTTCCTAACTTAACCAAGTTAGCAAGTATTTACGGTATTCCTGCTTATGTGACTCCCCAAGTTCCTGCTGGAACTGCTGGCACTGAAGGTGGACACCGAAATGGACTTTACCACCCAGAATTGATTGCTTTTGCTATGCAATTACCTCTCAGAATTTCTGAGAAAGAGGGTGAACATTTGAGAAGGAAAGTGATTGTTGATTTAGCTTACGGTATTACCAATCTCAGGGCAGACGCTGGAATTAGGATTATCTCTAACAACTAGTCCTTGCGCTAACTTACTCGGCTTTAGTGGGCTCTCCCCTTTAGCCGAGTAGGGAGAGCCAGTTAGCGATGAAAGAGATTCAAAAAGAAATAAAAACTTCTAAAGGATATTGTCATTACAGGATTACTGACGAAAATGTTGAGATTACTGACATTTTTGTAGAGCCAAAATTCAGAGGGCAAGGAGAAGGAAGAAAGATGGTTGAAAAAGTAATCAAAAAAGCCGAAGGAAAAGCTTGTGTTTATCTCTTTACTAGAAAAAGTAATGAGGGAGCACAAAAATTCTATGAGGCAATAGGGTTCAAGAAGGTTTGCGAAATTGAAGGATTTTACAGGTCAGAGTCAGGGATTATGTATATCAAAAGACTATGAAAATAATATATTTGGGTCAGTTTAATAATCCATTTTCTGACACAACCGAAAAGCACATTAAAAAAGCATTTGAGATGTTGGAACATCAAGTAATTCCGATTGATGAAACCTATTTTCACCAAGAGAGAAATAGGATTTTAGAGGAAATCTATTATGAGAACGCTGATTTATTCTTTTTTCACAAAGGAGGTTGGAGGTACAAAATGACTCCCGAACAATTGGTAGAGTTTCTGACTTATGTGACAATTCCCAAGGTCTTTTGGTGGTTTGATAAAATTTCTGACAAAACTCCTGAAGCTTTACCTGATGGCAGATATGTTTTAAGAGAGCATTGGATGGATTTGATTCTCTCTTATGTTGATTATGGCTTTGTTACTGATGGAACCTTTGTTAGAAGGCACAAATACAAGAATTTATATGTTCTAAGGCAAGGAGTTGGCGATGAGTTCGTCAATTATAAAGGTCAATTTCGTCCAGAGTTTGCCAGAGATATTGTATTTTTAGGCAGGGTTTATGGAGGGAGAGGAGAGTGGATTGCTGACTTAAAAAAGGAGTTTGGCGATAGGTTTGAGGTTTTCAACAATGTTTTTGGGAGAAATCTTAAAGATTGTCTGAAATCTTGCAAGATTACCCTCTCTCCTTTGTATCCAGCCAATGAGTTTTATTGGTCTTCCAGATTTTATCAGATGGTAGGAAACGGCGGCTTCTTAATTCACCCAAGATTAGAAGGATTAAAAGAGGAAGGTTGGATTGATGGCAAGCATTATGTTGGTTATAGAACTTATCCTGAAATGTATGAAAAAATTAACTATTATTTAGAACACGAGAAAGAACGAGAAAAAATCAGGAAACAGGGTTATGAATTCTGTATCAAGAATTTTAAGTATTCAGACCGAGTTAAAGAGTTATTGGAGAAAATAAATCTATGATGATGATTATAACTGGTTGTGGACATTCGGGAACATTGTTTGTGGCAACTTTGTTTCATATTCCTCACGAGCCCCCACACAGAGATTTATATATTCCCGATTATCCCGCTTATCTAAAAGCTTGGGAAGATAAAGATTTTGCCAGAGAGTGGGTGAAAGGAAACCTGATAGGTATTGAAAGAGAAAGCAACTCTTTCCTTGTTCCATTTGTTGAAGCGATTTTAGAGGAATTTTCCAATTGTAATGTCTTTCATTTGGTTAGAGACCCCAAAAAAGTTATTCGTTCCCTTTTGTCTAACGGGTTATACATTGACCGAGCTGGCTATCACAACATTAAATTGTTTGATAAAAGCCCAAATGGAGAGAAATGGGAAAACCTAACTCCTTTTCAAAAAACTTGCTGGTATTGGAGAATAATTAACGAAAAATTGAGAAAACTGGGTTGTCCCCTGATTAAATTGGAAGAATTGAGAGGGAAACCCCTTCACCAGAAACTTCATCGTATTCCTTCTCATCAGGAGTGGTTAAAAGAACAAAAAGATTATTTTAACAAAGTCGTTTATCCAGAAGCTAAATTTTATGGCTACCAGAAAATATAGTTTGTTTATTGGCAGATGGCAACCTTTTCACGAGGGACATAAAACCTTAATTGAGAAAGTGTTGAAAGAAGGAAAATTTGTTTGTGTTGCTATTCGAGATACTGAAATTTCCAAAGATAATCCTTTTTCAGTGGAAGAAAGAAAAAAGATGATAAAAAAAGCCCTGAAAAAATGGGGAGAGAGGGTAAAAATTATCACCATTCCTGATATAACCGAGGTCTGTTATGGAAGAAAAGTAGGTTGGGGGATAAGAGAAATTAGGTTAGATAAGGAAACAGAAAAAATTTCAGCAACCAAAATTCGTGAGATGTTTACAAGTAAAAAACTATGATTTTGTGGATAGTTGGTCAATCTAAATCAGGAAAATCTACCTTGGCTCGAAAAATCAGTCAGGGAACTTGGATAGTTTTAGATGGAGATGCGATGAGAAGAAGTATATCAGCAGATTTAGGATTTTCTAAAGAAGATAGATGGGAGAACAATTTGCGAATAGCTAGGTTATCCAAAGAATTAGACGCTCAAGGATTTGATGTGGTAGTAGCTACAATTTGTCCTTATAAAAAACTCCGCCAAGAAGTTAAACGAATTACAGGTTGTAAATTTGTTTATCTCGATGGCGGATTAATAAGAGAAGATTACCCTTATGAAGAACCAAATTAAAATAGGTTTAGTAGCCAGAGCTGACAATTCAGGTCTGGGTACTCTCTCGAGGAGTTTTTATAAAAATTTGCTCATAGACAAAGTTTTAGTTGTTTACAATAACGCTTATCCATTTGAACCAGAAATTTATCAGAACCCAATAGTTTGTCAGCACGGAATGGCTCCCTCTTTAGAGGAAATAAAAGAATTTTTGAAAGATTTAGATTTAGTGATTACTTTTGAAACTCCTTACAACTGGAATTTGTTTTCTGAAGCCAGAAAAAGAGGAGTGAAAACAGTTTTAATTCCCAATTATGAGTGGTTACCCCAAACCTTGCCAGTAGTTCCTGATTTATTTCTTTGTCCTTCGAAATTAGATTATGAGGAAGTTAAAAACAACACAGCGACAGTTTCAGAAGTTAAGTATTTGCCAATGCCGATTGATGATGAGTTAATCCCTTACAAAGTGAGAGAAAAAGCAGAGGTATTTCTCTTTAACAACGGACACGGCGGACATATGGGTAGAAATTCAGCTAGAGAATTATTTGAGGCGATTTCCCTTGTAAAGGAAGATGTAAAATTCAAGATTCACTCTCAGGTTTATTTTGATTCAGTAATAAATGATTCAAGGGTAGAGATTATTTATGGTGAAATTCCTTATGGGGAGTTATTTCAAGAAGGTGATGTTTTCTTGTATCCTCACAAGTTTGACGGTTTATCCTTACCGATTCAAGAAGTATTGTTAGCGGGAATGCCAGTAATTTCAACTGATATTTATCCTCACAACGAATACTTACCAAAAGATTGGCTATTTAAACCAGAAGCAATGACTAAGATTTATGTTAAAAGGCAGATTGATATGGCAATTATAAATCCTGTTAAACTGGCTGAAAAAATAACTGAGTGGTGTCATCGAGACATTAAAAAAGAATCAGAGAAAGCAAGAAAGATTGGTGAGCAGTTTTTATGGAAAAAACTCAAACCAAAATACTTACAAGTTTTCCAATCCTTATGCCAAAAATAAAAAACATAGTAGTTATTGGTGGAGCAGGATTTATAGGTTCGCATATTGTAGATAAATTAGTGAGTCAAGGACACAATGTTCTGGTTTTAGACAATTTCAGTTCGGGTTCTTTAAAAAATATAAACAAAAAAGCAGAGTGGCTGGAGTTTGATATTAGAAGCAGTCCTGAAAGTTTGGCACAGATTTTAAAGAATGCGTGGATTGACGAAGTCTACCATTTAGCAGCAGAACCTTATATCCCAGAGTGTTATGAGAGACCAAAAGAATTCTTTGAAGTAAATGCGGTGGGAACAATGAATGTTTTGCTAGCTTGTAAAATGGCAGGAGTAAAAAGAGTTCTCTATTGGTCATCAAGTGAGGTTTATGGAACTCAGGAAGGATTGATTTCCGAACAAACCCCAACAAATCCTCAATCCACTTATGCGGTCTCAAAATTGGCGGCAGATAGATTATGTTTTACCCTTTACAAAGAGCAGAAAATTCCAGTAATTATTTTGAGGCAGTTTAACTCTTATGGCGAGAGAGAAACCCACGAATATGTTATCCCTGAAATTATTTCTCAGTTAGCAAAGTCTAACACCGTTAGATTGGGCAACATAAAAGCTAAAAGAGATTTCATTTATGTAGGAGATGCGGCTGAAATAGCGGTTGAGTTAATGGAAAAAGGTAAGGCGGGAGAGGTATATAATTTAGGTTCTGGCAGTTGTTATTCAATAGAGGAAATTGCTTACAAAATAGGGGAAATTATGGGAAAAGAAATAAAGATAGAAATTGACAAAAAGAAATTGAGACCTTTTGATGTGGAAAAATTGCAGGCGGACAATTCAAAAATTTACAAAGTTGTTTCTAAAAAGCCGACTACTTCCTTTGAGGAAGGACTTAAAAAAACAATTGATTGGTTCTATGAAAACGGGCAGAAGTGGGGATTTGAATAAAATTGTAGCAGTTTCAGGATACTTTGCACCACTTCATAGGGGACATTTAAATTATTTTAAAGAAGCGAAAAAGTTAGGAGATTTGTTGGTAGTTATTGTTAATAATGATTATCAATTAGCGAGATTTAAAAATAGAAAATATCCGATTGAAGACAGAATTGAAGTTATAAAAGAATTGAGGTGTGTAGATAGGGTCATGGAAAGTATTGATAAAGATAGTAGTGTTTGTAGAACCTTGGAAAGATTAAAACCCGACATCTTTGCTAATGGTGGCGATAGAACAGAGAAAAATATTCCTGAGGTTGAAGTCTGTGAGAAATTGGGGATAAAAATGGTTTTTGGGGTTGGAGGAGAAAAAATTCAATCTTCAACTAATCTTTTGAAAAATTATGAAAATTCCAGTTTGTCGTCCTTCAATAACTAAAACTGAAAAAAGGTGGGTTAAAAAAGCACTGAAAGAAAACAGGATTTCTTCTACCGGAGGATTGGTAGAGTTGTTTGAGGAGAGATTTGCCAAAAAAGTAAATCGTAAGTATTGCGTGGCGGTTAATTCTGGGGGTTCAGCATTATTTCTAACCTTATGGGCTTTGGGAATAAGAAAAGGAGATGAAGTGATAGTTCCCGATTTTACAATGGTAGCTACCCCTAACGCTGTCAGCCAGTGCGGAGCGAAACCAGTTTTTGTGGACGCAGAATACGATACTGGGAATATAGAAGTTTCAAAAATTGAGGAAAAAATTACCAAAAAGACGAAAGCAATTATCCCAGTTCATATTTACGGACATCCCTGCGATTTGGATAAAATTTTCCGTATTGCTAGCAAGTATAAAATACAGGTTATTGAAGATGCTGCCGAAGCCCACGGAGCACTTTACAAAGGAAAGCCAATAGGTTCTTTTGGGAAAGCAAGTTGTTTCTCTTTTTATGCCAACAAAATTATAACTTGCGGGGAGGGGGGAGCGATTTGCACTGATGATAAATCTTTGGCTGAGGAATTGAGAGAGTTGCGAGCTTACTATTTCTCACCCGTTAGACATTTTGACCATAAAAAAATTGCTTGGAACTTGAGAATGTCATCTTTAGAAGCAGCAGTGGGATTAGGACAACTGGAAAGATTTGAGGAGCTTGTTTCCAAAAGACAAATGAATGTTGGTTATTACTCCCGAAACTTAAAAGAGTTGGAAGAAAAAGGATTTTTAGAGAGACCAATAAAGAAAGATTACGCTGAACCTGTTTATTGGATGTACTGGATAAAAGTCAAAAAAAGAGACCAGTTAATGAAGTTTTTGGAAAAAAAAGGAATTGAGACCAGAACAGGATTTTTCCCAATGCACTGGCAAAAACCTTATAAAAAACCTTACAAAAAATATCCAGTGGCAAATAAATTAGGAAAGAATTCTCTTTATTTGCCTTCAGGTTCAGATTTAACAAATAAAGAAAAAGATTATGTTATTGAAAAAATTAAAGAGTTCTACCAAGTGTAATTCGGTAATTATTGGAGCAGGTGAGGTTGGTCGAGCATTGTTTTTCTCTTTAATAACCCATTATCAGGTCTTCTGTTTTGATAAAAAATATCAACCTTGTAAAGCTACCTATTTACATATTTGCTTTCCTTATTCCAAAGATTTTGTCAGGGAAGTTAAAAAATACCAGCGAATTTACAAACCCAAATATACTATTGTGCACTCAACCGTGCCAGTGGGAACTTCCAGAAAGTGTGGAGCAATCCACTCACCAGTAAGAGGAATTCACCCATTCTTACAAGAGGGATTAAAAACCTTTATTAAGTATTTAGGGGGAGAGAAAGCAAGCGAGGTGGCTGACTATTTCCGAAGAGCAGGATTTAGAGTTTATCTCTTTGATAAACCAGAAACCACCGAGTTAATGAAAATTCTTTCAACAACCTTTTATGGAACTTGTATAGAATTTACCAAAGAAGTTAAGAGATTGTGCCAGAAATACAAAGTTCCTTTTGAAGCTTGGACGATTTGGACAAAAGATTACAACGAAGGATACAAAAAACTTGGTTTTCCCGAATTCCAGAGACCAAATCTTGTGCCAATAATGAAAAAAACTGGCGGACATTGTGTCAGACCGAATTATCAACTTCTCAAGTCGAAATTTACTAACTTTCTTAAAAAATTATGAGATATAACGATACCTCAACCAGACAAGGAATAATTCAAGAAATTGAAGGTCTTTTGGCTATGAGCGATGGAGAGATTTCGGGAGATACTTCTAAACTGAAAAATTTTACCAGAAGGGTAAACAGAAGATACTCAGAGATTGACCATATCATTTTTTCAGCTCACGGGACTTGGGAATACGATGATTCCAACAAAACTACCTTACCAATAGCAACCGCTGACATTGTCAATGAGCAACAGGACTATGAATTGCCCGATGAAGCTTTACAGGTTGACAGAATTGAGATTAAAGACACCAACGGAGAGTGGGCAAAACTGATACCTATGGACAAAAGTATGGTTAGGGACGCTTTGACTGAGTTTTACAAAACCGCAGGTATCCCCAAATACTATGATTTGGCTGGTCGCTCAATAATTTTATACCCCAAACCAGATACTTCCCGGTGCGGAGTTTCAGGAGCTTTAAAAGCTTATTTCACCAGAAGTTCTACTGCTTTTGATTACACTGATACCTCTACTGAGCCAGGATTTGCCAAACCCTTCCATTATTTGTTAGCAGTTGGAGCAGCTCTTGATTACGCTATCAGTTATGAGGAGTGGAATAAAGCCAATCAATTGAGAGCTGAATGGAACAAAGGAATTGAGGCTCTGAAAAGTTTTTATGGTTTGAGACACCGAGAAATGCGTCCTCGTATTATTCCTTATGAGCAATCTTCCATCTAAAACAGTTCAGAACTTCATAATTTATGGATAAAGCAAAGACTATTTACTTAAGTATACTTAATCAGGGCTGGATAAGGGCTGAGTTGATGTTTTTGGTAACCAAATGGGTAAGAGAAAGTCCTTATAATCTTTATCTCTCTTTACCTGCAAAAAAACCAATTCAGCACAACCGAAATGAAATTGTAAAGAAATTTTTAGAAACCGATTTTGATTATTTGGTAATGCTTGACTGTGATATTATTCCCCCTTTGAATTTTCTAAGCTTGGTTGACTTTGATAAAGATATTATTGGCGGTTTGTGTTTTGCTTGTAAAAACAGGCAAGGGAGAGACATAATTTTACCTTTGGCTTTGGAGAAAAAACCCTCAGAAAGAAAAGATGTTGACTGGAAATACAAACCATTGAAACTTAATGGAAATGAAGGTCTGATAGAAGTTGATGCGGTTGGGACGGGAGCAATTATTATTGCTCGGAGAGTATTGGAGCACCCGAAAATGAAACCTGCTTTCATTGATTATTACGATGAAAATGGTTTGAGAATTGAAGGACTTGACCTTTCATTTTGCCGGAGGGCAAAAGAGGCAGGGTTTAAGGTTTATACCCACACAGATTTTCCTTGTTCACATTGGACACCTATGGATTTAATGCAAATTTATTCTGATGAAATCAAAAAGGGAGAGATAAAGGTCGCTAATAACAACCAATAAAAAACAATGAAACTACAAGGAGCAATAACATTAAAAGGTAAATTCATTATTCGCCATTTTAGAAATGGACAGCTTTTGAGTGAGGAAGAGATTGATAATACTGTTACCAACGCTGGGAAGGCAGAAGTAGCTGGCTTGATAAACGAGGTGACTTCTGGAGGTTTCAAATGGTTAGCAGTTGGTTCTTCTTCAACTGCAGCTTCAGCCTCTGATACTGGTTTAGCTTCTGAGATTACCGCCAACGGTTTAGGAAGAGCAGCGGCTACTTGCTCGAGGGTTACAACTACGGTAACCAACGATACTGCTCAATTGGTTCACACCTGGACAGCTACTGGAACCCAAACTGTAAAAGAAGCAGGATTGTTTGACACCTCCACTGCTAATCAAGGAAATATGCTGGCAAGACAGACATTTTCTGCAAAGAATATGGAGAACAATGATACTCTTGAACTGACTTATAAGGTGAAGTGCGCATAATTAAAATGAGGTTTCAACAAACCTGGCATAAAGAGGTTATAGTTGCAATTCCTTGGATGGTAGCAGTTTTGGTGTTGCTGGTTTTAATCTACTTAAAATAATATGGCTTGGCTTTCTGGATACAATACAAGACGAAAAATAACAATAGACCACACCAAGATAGATTCTGACCTAACCGATTTTCCAGTCCTTGTAAAACTTACAAGTTCTAATTTTGATTTCTCGAAAGCAAACTCAGATGGATATGATATTAGATTTACAGAAGATGATGGCACCACCCTATTAAAATACGAAAGAGAAAGGCACGATTCTGCTAATCAGATAGCGGAATACTGGGTAAAAATTCCCTCGGTTTCAAGTTCAGCAGATACGGAGTTTTATATTTACTACCGAACGACAGACACCGCTGATGGGGCTGACCCGACTAATGTTTGGGATAGCAATTATGAGTTGGTTACCCATATGAAAGATGACCCAGATACTTCTCATGTGGCTGATAGCACTGCTAATAATAATGATGGGACAAAAAAAGCAGCTAATGAACCGATAGAAGCAGATGGGAAGATAGCAAAAGCACAGGATTTCGATGGTAGTAATGATTATATTAGTTGTGGAACTGATATAGGATTGACCCGATGGACTCTTGAAGCTTGGATAAAAAAGACAGGGGCCTTTAATTGGGATGCAATCATTACCAAAAGACCAACTACAAATTCGGATATGAATTATTATTTCCAGTTAGGGGATGAATCTGCAACTTTTAAAAATGAAATTGGTGGTGGATTTTATGATGGTGATTGGAGGAATGTTTGGACAGATACAGACCCAATAGCATTAGATACTTACTATTATGTAGTTCTTACTTTTGATGGAACATATCTAAAGATTTATGTAGATGGAGTTTTAAAGAAAACTTCTTCCGACCTTTCTGCATATACTCCGAATTCAGCAAGCACTACACCCGTAAGAATCGGAGCCGAAAAAGACGGTCCATCTGATTTTTTTAACGGTATCATTGATGAAGCCAGAATATCAGATATAGCTCGTTCTGCTTCTTGGTTAAAAGCTACTTACAATTCTGGAAATGATACTTTGGTAAGTTATGGGAGTGAGGAACACGGTTATTTAGAAACCCTAACAGAAACTCTTGGTTTAACTGATACTCTTCAAAAAACAACAATTTTTTCTAAAGTATTAACAGAAAATCTCAGTTTGTCTGACACCATTCAAAAAGTAACGAGATTTTCGAAAACATTAACAGAGGATTTAACACTGACAGATGTTGTAACAGTACTTAAGAAATTTATTGTTAATTTGATAGAGACGCTGAATTTGTCTGACGCATTAGACAAGCTCACAAATTTTAAAAAAACAATTTCTGAGACCCTTAATTTGTCTGATACGGTTTCAATAATTAAAAAGTTCTTTGTTAGTTTATCAGAAACCTTACACTTATCAGACGCAGTTTCTCGGGTTACCAAGTTCAAAAAAACAATTATTGAAACCTTACATTTATCAGATATTGTCAGTATTGCTGGTGGCTGGTTCAAACAAATAAAACATACAACTTCTTGGAGCAAACAAACTAAACACTCCACAGCTTGGACAAAACTAACCAAACACTCAACTTCTTGGACTAATCAAACTAAACACTAAATATGAAAAAACCTTTAATAGAAATAAATGATTTTAAAGGGGGAATGACCCTCAACGAAAAACTGGGGAGAGAAGACCAATTTCATATTGGTTACAATTTAGATTTTCTAAGTAAACCCGGAAAACTGACTGTTGGGAGAGGGACAACAAGAATGAAATTTAATGGTTCTTATGACATACCAACTGAATTTCCTTGGATTGTTCAAATTAGTACCGATATTTATTTCGGAGGTGAGAATGGCAAGATTTATAAACAAGATGGTATAAGTAGTATTGTTGAAGCTCATCAAGACAGTAATGGTAACCCAATTAGGGGAATGATAGAATATAAGGGTTATCTTATTTGGGCTGCTAATACTACCTTAGGAAGATTTGATTTATCTTCTACCTGGACTGACTCTTGGCAAACCGGGTTGGGTTATAGTGATGTTCATCCAATGATAGTTTCTGCGGACAATAAATTGTATATTGGACACGACCAATATATAGCTTCTTGGGATGGTACCACATTTACTTCTCAGGCTCTTAATTTAGGTGATGGCTGGGAAGTAAAAGCTTTGGCAAATTTTGGTTACAGATACTTGGCAATTGGAGCAGATTTTGAAGATGGTTTAAGTGGTGCTGCCAGATACAGCAAAGTTTTTCTCTGGAATAGGACTTCGGGTTCTTGGAATGATGAAATTTTTATTCCCGAAAACACAATTCACGCAATGATATTTAGTGCTGGTTATTTGTGGATTTGGGCTGGTTGGACAGCTAACATTTATGTAGTTCCCGAAGATTCAAGAAAGGCTACTCAAATATGGAGTTTTTCCAAAGAGAAAGAAAAAGCTCTGCGAGTTTATCCGGGGGCAGTGACTCGCAAAGGAGAAATGGTATATTTTGGTTTGTCGGATGTTGCTTCAGATACAGATAATGAGTATATCCACCCTCAAAACCCAACCGGAATTTATAGTTTCCCCGCTGCACCAGATAGGTTTTCTATAAATATTCCTTATAAGAATAGAGGATACAGAGAGGGGTTTAAAGGAGTTCAACAAATACAAATGGGGTATTATGATAGTCGTCTTTGTTTTTCAGAACGTAGTTATTCAGGCACAGCTTGGGAGACTCGATTAAGGAGAGAATTAACTTATAGTAATAACGAAAAATTATATAAAGATTATGGCGTATATGAGAGTTTTAAATTTGAAACTCCTCCTGATAAGAAGATGGTTACAGAGAGATTTGGAGTAGAGTGTGAACCCCTACTTCCCGGAACAAGTATTGTCCTCGCTTACAAAAAAGACAATGATACTTCTTGGAGTAATATATGGGAAAGTTACGATTTTGATACTGCTAATGCCACTGAAAAACTAGTTAAGAAGAAAGTAGTCGCTAATTCTCTTAAATTAAAATTAACCCTACAGGGAAGTGTTTCTTCTGATTATCGTCCCTATGTTAAAAGAATATTTGTAACTGGCCATCTAATAAATAAACACTAAAATGCCAGAAGAAAAAGAAAAAACTAAAAAAGAGGAAAAGGAAGAAAAGAAAGAGGAAGGGGAGAAGAAAGAAGAAAAAGGGGAAGAACCACAAGAACCATTAAGGGTCCCAGAACCGACTCCTCCTAAAATTCCCCAACCAGAAAAGGTTAGAACTTCTAACCTTGAAGATGACTTAGATTTGTTTGGAACTGTAACAACTACCTCTACTGATTTAAGTACTCCCCCTAAATCAAATTTAGAAAGAATAAAGGTTTATGTTTCGGGAACAACATATCGTCTTTATGTCTGGGATAACGTGAACAAGACTTGGCGATATGTAAATTTAACTTAAAAGGTCTATGACAAAAGAAGAAAAACTAAAACAAATAGAGAGCCAACTTCAGACAATAAAAGAGGAGACTGCGAGAGCTCAGGA